TTTTCGACGAGGCAGGATTTGATGCATCCGGGTTGGCAGGAGGCACGGAGGTGGACATTGCGACTATCACCAATTTAAACGCCATCACCCAGTTCAACTTGGTGTACACGAAGGCCGCAACCGATAAGCCGGGTATTTTGTCCAAGCCAGGTTTGGCGTTCTACGTCAACAAGAAGACCTACGCTCTGTACTGCCAGCAACTTGCAGGTTTGGGCGCAGGGGTGACTTCCAACAATCTTGGTATCAACAACCTCGCAACCGCGCAGAACTTCGACGGCATTGGCTTTATGGGTGTTCCCATCAACGTCTGCCCCGGTATGTTCGACGATGCGATTGTGTTGACCTACAAGGAAAACCTCGTGTATGGCTCGAACGTGGGTACCGACCAAACCGACATCCAATGGATTCCGACCTATCAGTACGATGGTTCGGACAACATCCGTATCGTGATGCGGTTTGCGTTGGGCGTACAATCGCGTATCCCGGCCGATGCCATTGTTGGTGCAACTTGGGTAACTGCGTAATTGAACGATGCCTTGCTTAATCACAGCGGGCCGCAACATTGATTGTAAGAATCAGTTAGGCGGCATCCGTAAGGTGTACATTCAAAACTATGTGGACGTTCCTGCTCAAACGGGATTCACGGCCACGGGCAACACGATTAGCATAGTGACCACGGGAGCGGATGTGTCCGTTTACGAGTATCGACTGCGGCCGGAGTTGTCAAATTTTGACATTAGCATCTCTACGGACATCAACAACGGCACGTACTACTACAGCCAAAAGTTGACTATTGTATTGCAGGCGCCTGACGCAACGGACATCGCAGAGGTTCAAAACCTCACTTACGGCCGCCCCAACATTTGGGTACTCGATAACGACGACCAACTCTATCTGTTGGGCGCACGTAACGGGATGGATGTAACGAGCGGTTCCTTTGCTTCAGGAACTGCGATGAACGATATGAAAGGTATCACGCTGGAGTTCACGGGCCGCGAGCGGCAGATGTGCTACTTTGGTGCTGCCGGAACAGCAGCCAACCCATTTAGTGCCGTTGACGGCATTACGGTGGTTGCGCCTGTGTAAGTTCGGTTCGGTTAAGTGGAAAGGGGCGGCAAAAGTGCTGCCCCTTTTTTTGCATCTTTGAGACATGATACTCATCACAGCACAAGGCAAAGACAACTATACGACCTTCTATTTGTACTACCCGACTGCCCTGGCGGGAGACAGAAACTTCTTCGATTTCAAGCACCTTGTAACTCAAGAGACGTTCACCTTCGACATCGACGTGAACAGCGTCACGGAGCGAGCCACGGAGTACATTTACGATTTCGAGGGGTTGCCTGAAGGGATGTACATTGTTGGAGTAAATGAGACCGTAGCAGGGCCATTGTTGCAGAGACATTTGGCTTACGTCTGCAACGGAACCCCTCTGACGGAGAGTACATTTGTCGAGTACAATCCCGCCCAAAGCCCTAACCACGTCTACGTAGATGACTAAGATTTCATTAAGCGTCCTCAATTACGGGCCGGAGTTAGGCAGCGCGTTCATCACGAACAACAAGGAGTGGGCGTTCTTTGGCGACGACAACGCATACCCCTACTACCTCGAGGACTTGTACATTAGTTCGGCCATCAACTCGGCTATCATCAAAGGCATCGGGGATATGATTTACGGGGAAGGTTTGGACTCCCCCGACAAGGATGCCCACGTCGACCAATGGCTGAAGTTGCAGGGGCTGTTTAAAAAGGACTGTATGAAGCGTGCCGCCCACGACCTCAAGTTGTACGGCAACTGCTACTTCCAAGTGATTTGGAGCCAAGACCGCAGCACCATCGCAGAGACCAACCACGTCCCTGCTTCGTACGTACGTTGCGGAAAGGCCGACGACCAAGACCAAGTTCCCACGTTCTACTACTCGACGAACTGGGCGGAGGTCAACGCAGGCCGCAGCGAGCCACAGCCCATCCCTGCTTTCAGCACGGACGACCGCACGGCCGCTTCGCACCTGATTCACATCAAGGTCTACAGCCCCATCGATTTCTACTACGGCATCCCGGATTACGTGGGTTCGACCAAGTACATCGAGTTAGACAAAAACATCGCCGATTACCACCTTGCCAGCATCAAGAACGGCCTGTTCCCTTCGATGATGATTTCGTTCAATAACGGGCAGCCTACGGACGACGAGCGGGTGGAGATGGAGCGTGCCATCAACGCAAAATTCAGCGGGGCGGAAAACGCAGGAAGGATGCTTATCGTCTACAACGACGACAAAGAGAACGCTCCGACGGTCGAGCCGTTCAACATCCCTGACCCCCACCGCCTGTACGACTACCTCTCCAAGGAGGTCAGCCTCAAAGTGCTGTCGGGCCATCGGGTGACTTCGCCTCTTCTCTTTGGGTTGCGAGGGGATACGGGATTCGGAAGTAACGCGGACGAAATGAAGGATGCCTACGAGTTGATGCTCAAGACGGTCATCCTGCCTTTCCAGGAAATCCTGCTCGACGGCATCCGGCCCATTCTTTCTGCGGCGAACATCACGCTGCCTTTGGAGTTCAAGAAACTCATCCCCGCCGCCTTTATGGACGAGGAAAAAAAAACTTCAGTCGTTTCCAACCGGAGAGAATTTCAGATAGTCAAGCAGAAGTGTGGTTAGATTTCCTCGCGGACAAGGCCTCTCCGACACCTCCGGGATGGAGGCTGTTCCGCCGCGAGCGAGTGACCGAACCCTTGGTCGACCACAGAATCAATAGCCGACGGTCTTTCAGCGACTCCGCGTCGACGCTCGAGTCCTACGACAACCACACCGAGTTCAGCGACTGGGGCGACGTCATCAGTCCGGGTGGATATTTCTTTGCTCTGCGCTATGCCTACAGCCAGTTCGACTCCACCGCCGTAAGCAAGACGGGAGTGAGCAGGGATTTCTGTCAGAACATGGTGGCCCTCTCTGAGGAAGGTGTGCAGTACCGCTACGAGGACATCGCCGACATGAGCGCGGACGGAATCAACGGAGAGTTCGCCGCCAAGGGCGAAAGCACCTACGATATTTTTGAATGGAAAGGTGGCAAGAACTGCTACCACTGGTGGGACAGACTCATCTATATCTACGCTCCCGAAGGGGACGCAGGGGAGCCTTGGGAAGGCGACATCCCTGCCGCCGACGAATGGGACGAGGTGATGATGCGCGTGGGCAACAACCCGTATGTCCCCCAGCCTGGAGTGGAAGGTATAGCACCAATTGAAATGCAATAAAATGGCAACACTATATGTTTCGGCCGAGAAGGTCAAGAAGGACACCCTCCTCGGAAGCGCGGTGGATGAGAATATCATCCGCCCCGTGATTGTGATGGTTCAGGCCAAAGAAATCCTGCCCTACCTGGGCACCAAGTTGGACGCGGCCCTGAAGACCAAAATCCAAAACAACACGCTGACAGGCAACTACCAAACGCTGGTGGTGGACTACATCCAGCCTGCGTTGGTGCAGTTTGTCTTTGCGCAGATGGCCTACGTCCTGCGGGTGCGGTTCTCCAACAACGCGGTGAGCGTCCCCTCAAGCGAGCAGGGCAGCGCGGCCAGCCGAGAAGACATCAAGCCCGTAGTGGACACCGCCACGCACATCGCCGAGTTCTACCGCGAACAGATGATTGACTATCTGCTGTACAACACGGCCCTGTTCCCCGAGTACAACACGAACACGGGGCCGGACATCGTGCCGACGGTCAGAAACTACTTCAGCGGCATCAACGTGTATCCTCCGTACCCGTGGCCCAACAAAACGAAGGCGTTTGCATTGGGGGCTAATATCAAACTCTACTGATTATGGCCGAAAGTAAACTCACAGACCAAACCACGCTCACCACCCCGGCCGACGGGGATTGGGCGTATTTGGTAGATATATCCGACACCAGCGGCGGAGCGTTAGGAACGTCCAAGAAAATCACCGTCGCTAACCTGATGACCAAAGCCCCCGTGATAAGTGTCAACGGGGAGGTCGGCGCGGTGTCTTTGGACAGCACGGAAATCAAGCGGGTAGGCACGACGGGGGATTCGATTGACCAGGATTTGACGGCTGCGGAAAACAGCATCAACGAAATCAAAGCGGTTCTGAAGTACCCTTCAGCGACCGTCGCGGGGTTGCAGGTGAACGCTACGAATAAGTTAGAACTTGATTCGACTAATCAAAAAGCGGTATTCACCATTAACGGAACTACAGCGGCAACCATCGGCCCGAGCCAATCGCTGTTCCCGCAGGTGCGTATCGGCACAACGGGCGACACGTACGATTTGCCTATCACTCGGGGGACGAATAACGGGGAGGTTCCCATCTACGACACAGCCACAAACACGTCGGAATGGCGCACGCTTCAGACCTCCAACCTCGGGGGAACCTCCGATGGCATCACCCAGGGCACGACTAACTTATTTCTTACCTCTGCCGAGCGCACCAAACTCACGAGCGTAACGGCAGGGGCGGCGGTGGCCTCGGTAAGTGGCACAGCCCCGATTGTAAGTAGCGGGGGAACCACCCCGGCCATCAGCATCACAGCGGCGACCATAAGCGCGGCAGGGTCTATGTCCGCTGCTGACAAAATCAAGCTCGATGGCATCGCGGCAGGTGCAGAGGTGAATGTGAACGCGGATTGGAACGCGGTAAGCGGCGATGCGCAAATCCTCAACAAACCGACCATTGTATCCTCCGTTACCGGAACTGCTCCTATCGTAAGCAGCGGAGGCACAACGCCAGCGATT